ACTACTGAGAAGGCACTTTTTAATCGAAGTGCCTTTTTTTATTTATCTTTGTAAAAAGCAGACACATGATTAATGATGTTCGAAATATCGTTTTATCCATACTAAACAAAGAGAATAGAGGCTATGTGACTCCTATGGAGTTCAACCTATATGCCAAGCAAGCTCAGTTAGATATATTTGAGAATTATACCTTCTTATATAGCAATGCAATCAATAAGCAGAACGCTCGAATGCATGGAGAGGGATATACTGATATCCCAAAAAACATTGGTGAAGTAATTGACTCTTTTTCTGAAAGAGCTTCATTGAGTTATAATTCTCCTTACTTTACACCACCACCTGATTATTACTTCTTAGATAAATTGCTTTATCTTAATAATAAGGAAATAGAGAAGGTTAGTCATAGAAAAATAAATTACTTATTGAGTTCTAATCTTACAGCGCCTAGTGTTTCTTATCCTGTATATACATTAGAAAATAATGGTATAGTTGTTTATCCAACAACAATTCAAGGTAATGTTACAGCTCAATACATTAGATATCCAGAGGATCCAAATTGGACTTATAACACTATAGGTAATGGTGAGCCAGTATTTAGTGCATCTGCATCAGGATATAAAGACTTTGAGCTACCAAACAGTGACTTTGCTAATTTGGTTGTAAAGATTTTATACTATGCAGGTGTTCAGATTAGAGAGGATCAAGTGACTCAAGCTGCTAAAGGAGAAGAGATACAAGACGCACAACAAAAACAATAATAGATGGCTTACATTAGTAATTATCAGTACTATACAAATAATGGAAATGTTCCTGAAGATGCAAACTGGGGATCATACCAGTATGTAAGCTTGGCTGACATTATAAATAACTTTATCCTTATGTATGTAGGGAATGATAAGTTAGTTAACAATGTTGATCGCTGGACAATCTTGTTTCATGCTAAGAGAGCAATTCAAGAGCTAAACTATGACGCATTAAGAAACATTAAGGTTCTTGAGTTTGAGATGGGTGACAACTTGAAGTTGGTTATGCCGCCTGACTATATTAACTATGTTAGGATCTCAATGCTTCGTCAAGGAGTTCTATTAGAATTGTCTGAAAACAGATCGGTAATGTCTGCTACTGCATACCTACAAGACAACCAAGGTGACATCGTGTTTGACTCAAATGGTAATGTAGTTGTAGGTCAGTCAAAACTTGACATTTTAAACCAAGAACAACACTTATACACCGGTACTGGCCCATACAACGGATCATACGGATGGAACTACGATGGCAATTGGTATTTTGGTTATAACATTGGTGGACGTTTTGGGATGGACCCATCCTACGCGAACTCAAACCCTAAGTTCACAATCAACAAAGCAGCCGGTGTGATTGACTTTTCATCAGGCGTTAAAAATTCATTTATCGTTTTGGAATACATTTCAGACGGAATGGAGAACGGAGATGACAGTTTGATTACTATAAACAAGTTAGCTGAGGAGTATATATACAACTACCTTAAGTGGGCATTGTTAAGCAATAAATATGGTGTACAAGAGTACATTGTAAATAGAGTTAAGAAAGAGAAGACAGCTTCACTTAGAAATACAAAGATTAGATTAAGTAACCTACATCCTGCTAGACTTCTTATGAGTCTTAGAGGCAAGGATAAATGGATTAAATAACTATGGCTGAAATAGAAAAAAAGTTTTTATCCGGTAGGATGAATAAAGACGTGGACAAACGTCTTGTTGCTGATGGAGAATATTTGGATGCTGTAAACGTTACTGTTAATACATCCGAGGGTTCAACTATCGGAGCCGCTCAAAATCCTTATGGTAATGAAAGAATTGCTTATATAAACGATATACTTGCAGCTCGTGGTTTAAGTTCAATATCAAACCCTATTGTTATTGGAGCTCTACCATACGAAGCTAAGAACTTAATCTATTGGTTTGTCACATCAGATAACTTTGATGGTATATTTGAGTACAATGAACTAACAGGAGATACTGTATTAGTATTAGGTAGTACTACCGGACAACTTAACTTTAATGGTCGATATATTATCACTGGAGTTAATTACATCTACAACGATGATGGTAGCTTGTTATTTTGGACGGATGGTTATAATCCACCAAGACGTATAAATATCAGCAGATGTAAGACGTATAACATCAGTGATCTTAAGATTGATGATGATATCAATGTTGTACTTAGACCGCCATTAAGCGCTCCTTATATCAGATTATCAAATACTAACACTGTAGACCTTAGGCCAAATAATATTGAGCAGAAGTTCTTGTACTTCAGTTATCGATTTAAGTATGTTGATAACGAGTATAGTGCTATGTCTCCATACTCAGCTGTGTGTTTTCACCCTAAGCAATTTTCTATTGACGTAGAGACTGGTGAGAATAAGGGGATGGTCAACATCTACAATCAGATCAATTTAGAGTTTGAGACTGGAAATCAATTTGTTAAGGAGATTCAATTACTTGTAAGAGATACAAGCGGATTAAACGTTCGAATTGTAGACTCATTCAATAAGGATGAACTGAATATATCAAATAATGCCTCTTATGGTTTTACGTTCATGAATAACAAGACGTATGCAGCGCTACCGGCTGATCAGACGACTCGTTTATTTGATAACGTTCCATTATTGGCTTCGGCACAAGAGATTGTTGGTAACCGATTAATCTATGGAAATTATACTCAGTTTAGAGATATTACTTCATGTGATAATGAGTTTATTAATATCAACTATAAGGTAGGTTATAGCTCTGAAACTATAACATCAGGCACACCTGCTCAAACATTTAGAAGTGATCGTGACTACGAAGTTGGTATTGCATATGCTGATGACTACGGACGTATGACTACAGTGCTTACTTCAAGCAATACTAACAATATAAATGATAAATCTAGTAGTGTATATATACCACCTGCTGTTTCTGATCAAGCAAATAGTTTAGTAATGACTATAAATAGCCCTGCTCCATGTTGGGCAACTAATTATAGAATATTTGTTAAACAGGCAAGGGGTGATTATTATAATATCTTTCCAAGAACATTTATAAAAGATGGTAACTATAGGTATTTCTTAATAAATGAAGCCGATCGTGATAAAATTGTAGTTAATGACTATATCATATTCAAGACATTTGATAATGGACCCACTCATTCAAATAAGCAGTTTAAAGTCCTTGAGCTTGAATATAAGCAAGCAGGATTTATAACCAATGCTTTAGAGGGATTGTATTTTAAGATTAAAGCATCGGCAAATGATAATTTTTTAAGTTCACAAGTACAATCTAATTATAATTGGACAGGAGGAGGTAGAGGACCTAATGGTAATTCTGCAAACAATAGTACGCCAATGGTTATACAGGGGAATAGTTCTTTTGTTGCACCTGTTGTATATTATTCATCTACCGGAGATAATACTATTCAAAATACAGGTCCTACTATAACTGTAAGTAATCTATCAAATAATGGTCTTGGTGATACTAGATTTACTGTTGAAATATTACCTGGTGGAACTTCTTTTCACTGGACAAATGATGTAAATCCTACTCCATATTGGATTGCAGATATAAATATAACGACATCTGTTATAAATTTATCTATTGGAGGTTGTTCATTAGGTATAATTTTTTCAGCAACGTCAGGTTATAATGTTGGAGATAGATTTGTATTTAATATTAGAGGTAATGGTAATCTTAAAGGTACTCCTCGTCAACCTGCTGGCAACTATGGTTTACCTTCTAATCTTGGATCAGCTAATAATTTTATATATAATCCTCCTTATAATCCTAGTAGTTATGGAGGTCATTCAGCACTTAAAGGACCTGGACCTATATATCCTGGAGCTGTTATATCTATAAATATTTTAAATGACGGACCAGGACAAAATGCACCAGGACAAAATGCTAGTAATATGTCATGGACATCTACTAATTATTATAAAAATATAGAAGAATGGTTTTGGATGTCGGGTGCTTATCAGACATTTACACAATACAATCAAAATGGAACGAATATAGGCGCAAATGCTGTTACATTTAGAAATGGATCTGATTTAACCTCATTTTACAATATGGGTTCAAATGTAATAGGTGTTAATAATACAGGTGCTAATTGGATGTTAATTAGAGGATTTGGCAAAAAACAAGGTGGTAGTGCAAATTTAATTGAAGCTAAATTAACTGTTACACAAACTCCATCAAATAAACAATTAATCGCTGAGACTGTTCCAAGAGAAAGTGATCTTGATATATTCCATGAATTAAGCCATACCTATCCTATTGAGAGCGGTAAACATATTGTACTTTGGCATTATGATATATCAATATCAGATACATTAGGTACAAGATTATCTAATATAGATCATAAATTCCCTCATTATTTTAGCGTAGGTGACATGGTTTATATTAGAGCAAATAATATACCTATTGGCTTCTATGAAGTGTTAGATACACCTGATAGATATACTGTTATAATTGACTTTGCTTTTCCAGGAACCGTTGAATCTGGAGCTATAGGTTTTAATGATACTGATCAAGATCAAGGGGCTGGATTAAATCCTGCTCAATTAAATATTAATAACTCTAACTTTAAGAATAGTGACTACAATGCCTTTGCATATGGTAATGGCCTTGAGTCATATAGAATTCTAGACGATTACAATGCACCTAGAATGGATTATAGTTTAAGAGCTAGTACTATTATTGAGGACTATGAAGAGGAACACAAGTATGCTTCTCTAACGTATAGTGGTTTATATAGAGGTGATTCATCAATCAACCGACTAAACGAATTTAATTTATCTCTAGCGAACTTCAAGAACCTTGATAAGTCGTTTGGTCCGGTAAGAAAACTATTCGCTCGTGATACTGACCTATTGGTATTACACCAAGATAAAATTACCTCAGTTTACTATGGTAAGAACTTACTAGTTGATGCTGTAGGAGGAAGTCAAGTCGCTTCAGTTCCTGAAGTACTTGGTACACAGATAGCTAGTCAGAG